ATATAATACTTATATTACAGCATTTAACTCCAACATGGTTGTGAATGAGTCCTTCCTGGACTCTGCAACTCTCCGTGAGAACGTTGTATCACTTGCAAGAAACATTGGGTACGTACCAAAGTCAAGGACTGCTGCAAAGGCATCTGTGACCTTTACGATTAATGTAAGAAATACAACCACACCAACACTTGTATTGAAAAGAGGTCTTACTTGTGTTGGAAATACGAATGATACGTCATATACATTTTCAATTTTAGAGGATATTCAGTTACCAACTACAGTAACGGATATTACATTAAATGGTGTTCCCACTGCTCAAAGAACTGCTACATTTGAAAATATTGAAGTAAGTCAAGGAATATATCTTGAAAAACAATTTGTCGTTGATTCTTCTCTCGATCAAAGATTTATTCTCGACAATTCCTTTATCGATACATCAACGATTAAAGTATATGTAAAGAAAGAAAATGACTCTGGATTAGGTATAGAATATAATCAGATTGATAATATTACTGATGTAACTGGATCCTCATACATTTATCTGATTCAGGAGATTCAGGATGAAAAATATCAACTCTTGTTTGGTGATGGGTTGATTGGTAGAAAATTAGAAACGGGTGAAATTATTACAGTAAACTATTTGATTACGGATGGAAAAGAAGGTAATGGTGCCACAAACTTCTCTTTTTCTGGAAGAATAGTTGATAGTGATGGCAATCCTGTTTCACCACAACCATTTACTGTTACAACAACACAATCATCTCAGAATGGTTCAGAAATTGAAACTATAGATTCTATCAAGTATTTTGCCCCAAGAATTTATTCCTCACAGAATAGGGCAGTTACTGGACGTGATTATGAAACAATTATAAAAACGATTTATCCAGATACTGAATCAGTATCAGTTGTTGGTGGTGAAGAACTAGACCCTCCTGCCTTTGGTACGGTTCAAATTTCAATCAAACCAAAGAATGGATTCTTAGTATCCGACTTTAATAAATCGAGGATTTTATCAAAACTAAAACAGTATTCTATTTCTGGTATTAATCAAAAAATAGTCGATCTCAAAATATTATATGTTGAGGCAGATTCATTTGTTTATTATAATGACACTATGATATCGACCACAAATGATCTAAAAGCAAAAATATCCAACTCACTCACAAATTATTCACAATCGACAGATTTAAATAAGTTTGGCGGCAGATTTAGATACAGTAAAGTTCTCAGAACTATCGATAATACCGATACTGCTATAACATCAAATATTACAAGAATTAAGATAAGAAGAAACTTAGTAGCACTTTTGAATCAGTTTACACAATATGAGTTATGTTTTGGTAATCAATTCCATGTTTCTGATCAGGGTAAAAATATCAAATCGACTGGATTTAGAGTATCTGGAGAATCTGACATTGTTTATTTGACTGATGTTCCAAATGCAGATAAAAAAACAGGAATTTTATCAATTGTTAAGAACTTATCTGATGGTACTGTAAGGGTTATTGCTAAGTCCGCAGGAACAATTGACTATGTAAAAGGTGAAATAAATCTGGGAACAGTAAATATAGTTTCTACAGTGAAACCAAACAATGTTATTGAAATACAAGCTTTCCCAGAATCCAATGATGTAGTTGGTTTGAGGGATCTTTATCTCAATTTTGATATTTCAAAAACCAAAATAAATATGATTAAAGATGTTATTTCATCCGGTGATGAAATATCTGGAACTGTTTTCAACAGAGATTTTTACACATCAAGTTATTCAAACGGAAGTTTAATCAGAGAGTAGTATGATACAGACTGGGATTGAATCTAGAGTAAAGATTCAGGATATAATTTCCAATCAGTTACCAGAATTTGTCTTGGATGAAAGTCCAAAGGCAGTAGATTTTTTAAAGCAATATTATATTTCTCAGGAATATCAGGGTGGACCTGTTGATATTGTAGAAAATTTAGATGAATATTTAAAGGTAGATAACCTCACCCCAGACGTGGTTGTTGGTTTTACCACACTGTCATCTAATATTAGTATAGATGATACTACTATCACTGTTTCAAGTACAAAAGGATTTCCCAATCAGTATGGACTTTTAAAAATAGACAGTGAGATTATAACATATACTGGTATCACACCAAATACTTTTACTGGTTGTGTTCGTGGTTTTTCGGGTATTACCAGTTATCATGCAGATCTAAATGAGGAAGAGTTAGTATTCTCTACATCAACTGCAGCATCCCATAGTAGTGGTGCAAAAATACAGAACTTAAGTTCATTATTTTTAAAAGAATTTTATAAGAAATTAAAATTTACATATACTCCAGGATTTGAAGATAGAGTTTTTGATTCTAAAATCAACGTTGGAAACTTTATCAAAGAAGCAAGGTCTTTCTATGAATCAAAGGGAACAGACGATTCGTTTAGGATTTTATTCAATGTATTATATGGAGAGAACCCAAAGATTATTAATCTTGAAGAGTATTTGATTAAGCCTTCTGATGCAGGGTTTATTAGGAGGGAAATATGTGTTGCTGAGGTTATTTCTGGCAATCCACTAAAAATAATTGGCCAAACATTAACAAAAACAACAGATGATGCCACTAATGCATCGATATCTTCTGTTGAAGCATTTACAAGAAATCAAAAGCAATATTTTAAGATTGGATTATTTGTTGGATATGATGACAATAGTAGTGTTCAAGGAAATTTTGTAGTTACACCCAGTTCAAAAGTTTTAGAGAGTGTAAGTGTAGGATCATCAGTAATATCAGTAGATTCTACTATTGGATTTGGACAAACTGGAATATTATATTCTGGATCAAATATTATCACATACTCTGATAAAAGTATTAATCAGTTTTTAGGATGTTCTGGAGTTACTAGTGATATTACTGCTACTGATAATATTCATTCTAATGATACTTACTTTGCATATGAAGATGGTGATATCACAAAGAAAGTTGTTTTGAGACTTACTGGTGTTTTATCTGATTTTGTACAAAAGTCAAAAACAATTTCTGTCAGTGAAGGTGATATAATAACTGTTAAAAATGTTGGTACTTTAGTCAAAAATCCAGAACAAAATAAAACATATAAAGAAATTTTTGCAAATTCTTGGATTTACAACACTAGTTCTTCTGTCAGTATCGATTCTTTTGATGGGGCATTGGTTTCATTAAAAACATCAGTAGATAAATCTCAATTTAAAAAAGGAGATCTTGTAGAGTTTATAGATGAAACGACAAACACTGTTGTATTTCCAACAGAAATTTCAACTAAACCATATATTAGTGCCGATATACCTCCACAATCCAAATCATTATCTATAGGAAATTTAGATTCAAGTGAATTCAATCCGGTTTCAAGTAGAAGTTACAAGATAAGAAGAAAGATTAAAAAGGCAAACAGTGCATCTATCCCATTTAAATATGGAAATAATAGTATCATTTCTGATGTTCAGAATGTTTACTTGGATGGTAATGATTTTGCATATGTTGCATCAAATTCTTTACCTTCTTGGGGGAATGGATTTGACAACAATTATGCCTATCAGATAACGAAATCATTAAATTCAGCATCTATTTCTGCAAATTCTGGAAGTCTATCAGATTTAGATTCTACAACTGGTTTATACACCTCTATTTTATTTGATACCGATGTTCCCTTCATTAGTGGAGAAAGAGTCCAATACAAGGCATCTGGAACCCCTCTCAATGGACTACCTGAAGGTTCTTACTATGTTAAAGTTTTATCCAACCCCAGAAAGATAAAACTTTTTACTTCCAACTCATTTTTAGATTCCAATTCCAATGCCATTCAGTTTGAGTCTTTAACAACACCACTAGAAACACATAGTTTTGTTTTATATTCTCAAAAATCGAGGACGATAAATCCACAAAAAGTTTTAAAGAAATTTACTCTAAATCCAAATAATAAGATCGGGACTGGAGAAAAAACAATTCCAGGAACAACTGGGATGTTGATCAATGGTGTCGAAATTTCCAACTATAAAACTTTTGATAAGATTTATTATGGTCCTATTGAAAATGTAAATATTTTAAATGAAGGATCTGGTTTTGATGTAATCAATCCACCAAAAATAGTGGTTTCTGCAGGGTTGGGAACAACTGCATTGGTTCAACCAGTGATAAGTGGTTCTGTACAAGAAATTATTGTTGATAAGCAAGATTTTGATATCAAAGAAGTATTGTCAGTCAATGTTACTGGGGGAAATGGATCTGGTGGTTCTTTTGAACCAGTAACAGTTGTAAAGAGAAGAGAGATACTATTTGATGGTAGAGCAACTACTGAAGGTGGGGGAATAAGCACTACCACACCACAACTTACATTTTTAAGTAGTCATAACTTGACAAATGGTGAAGAAGTTACTTATAAAAATAATGGAAACGAAAATATCAGTATTGGTTTAGGAGTATCTGCATTAGTTGATAATAAGAATTATTTTGTGAAGATTGATAGTAATACTACTGTTAGATTGTTCAATACTTTTGATGATTATCAGTCCAATACAAATGTTATTTCTTTTGGAACTACTTCTTTGAGTGGAACTCATAAGTTTTTAACTGGAACACCAAAGAAAACTATTTCTGAGATAAAAGTTATTGACGGCGGAACATTCACAAATAGAAAACTTTTAGTAAAACCATCAGGAATTTCTACCTCACAAAGTTTGATCAATTTTGCTAATCATGGATTTTCTAGTGGTGAAATTGTAGAATATACATCAGTTGTTGGATTGGGATCGACACAACCACAAAATATTTCTGGATTGACTACAACCAATCAATATTATGTTCTAAAGAATAATAATGATTCGTTTAGAGTATGTGATGCTGGTATTGGAGGTACAAATATCACTAACTATGAACAAAGAAAATTTGTGAACTTGTCTTCAAAGGGAACAGGTTTTCAGCAATTCAAATATCCTGATATTCAAGCATTAGCTGAGGTTACGACAGTTGGACTTGGGACAACTACTCAAACACAGTCTGTGACTCTAACACCTGTCATTAAAGGATCGATTAAACAAATCTATGTTTACGAACCAGGAACAAGATATGGGTCTAACATTTTAAACCTCCAAAAGAAACCATCATTTACAGTAAAAAATGGTAGAGATGCACAGTTTTCTCCGATCATAGTTAATGGATCAATAAATCAAGTCAATCTACAGTTTGGTGGATTTGAGTATTTCTCAGTTCCTGATGTTGTTGTCATCGATCCAACTGGATCCGGAACAGGTGCCAAATTGAGAGCAATAATTTCTGATGGTAAAGTTTCCGAAATCAAAATAGTCAATGCGGGTATCGGATATTCAACTTCTAGCACTATTGAAGTCATTTCAAGTGGAAAGGGTCAAATATTTGAGTCTTCTATTAGATCTTTGTCTGTTAATCAAGTTGAAAAACTTTCGACACAACAGAATGAAATTTTAAGAGACGTTGATGATGAGTTATCATATTCCGTATCCGGATATTTTGATACATTGAGGTCATCTTTCCAAGATGATGGATCAGGTATTTCTGGAATCATCGGATGGGCATATGATGGAAATCCAATCTATGGTTCATATTCTTCTGCAGATCCAGAAAATATAACTGGCATCAAAACGATGACTTCCAGTTACGTTAAAAACGTATCAAACATTTATGATAGACCATCAACAACCGATTTTCCTCTAGGATTTTTTGTTGAGGATTATAGATATGAAAATGGAAGTGGAGATCTTGATAGAAATAATGGAAGATTTGCAAAGACTGAAGAGTTTCCAAATGGGGTATATGCATACTATGCATCAATAAATCCAGTATCAGGAAAACCACAATTCCCATATTTTATTGGAGATACTTTTAGATCAAATACTTTAAGTGAAAATACAACATTAGACCAAACATTTGATTTTAATAACTCAACACTTTCCAGAAACACGTTTCCATATAAGATTTCAGAACCAAATGCCGATAATGATTTTATCATAGAAAGTAATGAAATTAAAAGACAAAAAATATCTATTGAGTCTGTTCAGGAAGGATCTATTAAATCTATAGACATTATAAATGCCGGTGACAATTTTAAAGTAAATGACTCTTTAAACTTTGATAATACTGGAACAAATGGTGGTGGAATTTCTGCAAAAATTTCAGAGTTGAAAGGAAAAAATATTAATAGAGTTGATACAACATATCAATCATATAACAATGCATTATTTACTTGGAGAAAGGACGGGAAGGTAAACGTAACTATAGAACCTTTCCATGTATTTGGGGATAATGATTATGTTTCAATATCCGGATTCTCCACATCTACACTATCTTCATTAAATGGTCATTTTCAAATTGATGTTTCAAGTATTCCAACTATAGGAATAACTACAGAGATTGCAGGAACTGGTGCTGCAACAACAGAAATCTATGTGACGCAAGTTCCATCTGGTATTTCTGTTGATAATACTATTGAGATTGGGACAGAGACTCTTGAAGTTCTTAATGTATACCAAGATAAAAATATTCTCAGAGTAAAGAGAGGTCTTCCCGGAACTACACATAATGTTGGTGTGGCAATAACGGTTAAAACAAAAACCTTTACTATTGATCAGCAACTAGATTATTTTGAGTCAAAAGTTAATGATAAGATTTATTTCAACCCTAGAGAATCTGTTGGATTAGGCACAACTGCCGGAACTGGATATGAGGTTTCCTATTCATTTGGAAAAGAAACAATAATAGGATCTATTCCCACTCAAAGAATTAGTTTAGAGGATCATCCATTCAAAACCAATCAAAAATTAACATATAGTAGAAACGGTAATAGTCATATTTCAATTTCTACTTCCCCAACAGGAACACCTTTTAATCTTCCAACTACAGTATATGCTGTTAATAAGTCGCCAAGCACCATTGGCATAAAAACTTCTCTTACATCCGACGAAGTATTTTTTATCACAAACGGTAGTGATGCAGATGATTACTACTTTGAAAGTAATTTTGAGCAGAAAACAGCAAAAGTTGAAAAGATTATATCGACAGTTTCAATATCAACAGCACATGGATTGACTGCCGGAGATTTAATTACACTAAATGTAAAACCAAATCTTTCTGTTGGAATAGGAACATCAACTGCTGTCGTAGTAAAAAGAAATTCTGTTACAGGAAATCTTCAAATTAATCCTATAGGATTTACATCTATAGGTGTCAATACATCAACTAATGAGATTACTATCAGTTCTCATGATTTAAAAACGGGAGATAAAGTTTATTATGAAGCAAATGTTGTTGCCTCTGGTCTAAGTACTGGTTCTTACTTTGTTTATAAAGTAGACTCCAACACGATTAAGTTAAGTGAAACTCTCACCAATTCTAAACAAAATCCACCAGTCGTAGTAAGTATTGCTGGAACTGGTGGATCATCACAAACTATTTCTCCAATCAATCCAAGAATAGAATCTGTAGTAAACAATAATCTTGTATTTGATCTATCCGATTCTTCTTTGTCTGGATATGCATTTAGAGTTTATTATGATCAAGATTTCAAAAATGAGTTTGTATCAACGGGGTCCACATCTACTTTCAGTACGATTAATGTTGGTACTACAGGTCTTTCTGGTGCATCATATACACTCAATCATTCTTCTGGATTCCCAGAAAAACTGTATTATTCTTTAGAGAAATCTGGGTATATTAGTACTTCTGATAAAGACGTTAGTGATTTCTCCGAGATTGAATTTGTTAATAGTATCTACAATCAGACTTATTCAATCTCAGGTGTAGGAACTACCACATTCCAAGTTTCATTACGACAAAAACCAGAAAAAATGTCATATGGATCGATAGAGTGTGATAAGTTAGAATATACAACCACTTCCCTATCAGCATCAGGTCCAGCAAACAGAGTAAAACTTTTATCTGGAGGATCTGAAT